CCAATGGCGGGGGCGGTGGGGGTGCGGGTGACGTTGTAGATTTCGTGGGCCTGGACCTTGGCCCCGGCAGCTATGTCGTCACCATTGGTGCAGGTGGGGCTGGGGTCACGAATGGCATCGGTGGGACCGGTGGCTCCACCGTCTTTGACCCAACCGGGGTGGACCTCTTCGCCGCAGCGGGGGGGCCGGGAGCAGGTGGGGCCACTCATACCGCAGGCACGGGGGGCAGTGGCGGTGGAGCGGACAATCAAGGTATACCCGGCGGTGTGCTCGTGGGAGCTAATTCATTCCCAGGAGGACAACACGGCAATGGCAGCACGGCTGCCGTCACCATCTCCTATCTCCTGGTGGGCGGTGGGGGAGCCGGTGGACCTGCACGGGGCGGTGGTGGTGGAGGTGGGGGGGTACTCTCAGGAACCCTCAGTCTTAACGCTGGCACATATCCCGTCGTCATTGGCCCCTCCGACACCGCCTCCCAGTGGAATGGCCTGATTGCCCTTCAAGGGGGCGAGGGCGGTGGCGACAGCATGGATGCCGGATTCGCCGGGGGTTGTGGTGGCGGGGGGTCCAAGAATGCCGATGGCGGTGCAGGTAGTCAGGGCGGGGCGGGGGGTGATGGCAACTTCGACCTCAACTCGTCTGGAGGCGGCGGTGGCGGAGGGGGGGCTTCGGGCCAGAATGCCGCACTCTATCAGGGCGGGAACGGGGGCAACGGCTTCTCATCGAGCATCACAGGCGCGGCGGTAGTCTATGCCGGGGGCGGCGGGGGTAACAATGACACCCTCAGCGGCACGGGTGGCACCGGGGGCGGGGGCAATGGCGGCACCGGGGGCACCTCCACAGCGGGCACCAACGGCAGGGGCGGTGGAGGCGGCGGTGGAGAGTCGAAACTGGGCGGATCTGGGGTCTTCATCATCAGCTATCCGACCGGCAGCTTCCCCGCTGGGGTGACGGGGGGCACGCTCACCACATCTGGGGGGCGTGATATTCGCACGTTCACGGCCAGTGGCACGCTGACGATCAATGCCTCATCGACGACGACATCCTCGGGTGGCGGTGGTGGAGCGAGTCACATTGGCGGGAACGGGGTCAACACCGTGGGCGGGGCTGGGGGTGCGGGCTATGCCTCCACATTGCAGGGGGTGGGTGGCACCTTCGGCGGCGGTGGCGGTGGCATGGGCACAGGCGGGGGCAATGGCGCGGGGGGCACCGGAGGCGGAGCCCCCGCAGGTACTGGGGCAGCCGCGACGGCCAACACCGGAGGGGGCGGCGGGGGCAACTCAGGAGGATCGGCATCTGGGAATGGGGGATCGGGCATCGTCATCATTGAGTATGTGACGGGCACGCTCCACGCAACCGGGGGCACGATCACGTACACCGGGAAGTATACGACCCACGTGTTCACGTCGAGTGGGGTCTTCGTGGTGAGTCACGCGGTGATTCTGACCCAGAAGTCTCACGTGGGAGCGTTCCAGCAGGGGCAAGTCGCCGCGCCCTTCACGATTCTCGTGACCAATGTGGGCAGTGTGCCTACGGCCTATACGGTAGCCGTCGCGGATACCCCCTCATCGGGGTTGACATTGACAGGGATGTCTGGGACGGGTTGGACGTGTGTGGCAGGGCTGTGCACTCGTTCAGATGCCCTTGCACCGGGAGCTTCCTATCCCCCCATCACAGCCCTCGTCACGATCAGTGGGGTGGCCACAAGTCCCCAGACGAATCAGGCCAACGACGCCATCGATACCGTGATTCTGGGGGGTGAGATTCCAGTCCCCATCGATTCAGTAAAGCAGTGGATGCTGAATCGGTTCGACGTGAAGCCCAGAGGGGGGCAGACCGCATGAGCGGGAGCATCACCCTCCAAAAGCACCTCTGGGGTGCATGGGATCGGGTGAAGGGGTCGCTCTATGCTGACCTCCAGACCATCGAGACGACCATCAACGGCATCTTGGGGTCCTCGACAGCCGGGACGGATACCACCTCGGGGGCGGCATTGCAGGCGACCCCAGCCAACCCCCCCTCCACGGTGAGCGCCAGTGGGGTGATGATGGGCATCAATCAGGCATTCGTGCCCCAGGTGAGTGGCACGGTGCTGATGCACATCTGTGGGACGGTGAAGAACAGCGCCTCAGGGGGTGGGGCGCAGATGCAGTTGCGCTATGGGACGGGAGCGGTGCCCGGACATGGAGTGAGCCTGATTGGAGCCATCGCCGGGGGGGCTCCCATCTTCGTAGCCGCAGCAGCGAATCAAACCGTGCCCTTCTGTCTGGAGGCCCTCGTGATGAACCTCGGTGTGAGCGTGCCCCTGTGGGTGGATCTCTCACTGGCTGCGCTAGTTACGGGCACCGCGTCGGTGTCAAATCTGAGCGTGACACTCGTAGAACTCTAGGGTAGTGTAACCATTACAGTCAGAAAGCGCATATGGTATCCAATTCCAATCAACAGTTGTTCGACCCCACACTGACGACACAGTCGTACAACCCCTATGCGCCCTTTCCTCAGACGAACGGCGCACCCACGGTCAATACCAGCCCGTTTACGGTCCCGCCTGTGACTCCCCCGGCCACGACCGCCACGACTACTCCCACCTCCCCCAGTGACCCTGGCTATGGCACGCTGCGACCCACGGATGGGAGTCAGGGCACGTATGGGACGGGATCGACACAGCCCTACACGTTGACCGCTGCGAGCCCTCAGGCGGCAGCGAGTGGCAATGTGAGCCTGTCGGGGTGGAGCAACTTGAAGGACCCGACGCAGGTCGCCCAACTCGTGGCCTACTATGCGACCCAGAAGGGGGCCAACCCCTCGCTGAAGAATGACCCCAACTACTGGATTCAGAAGATCACCTCGGGTGAACTGGGGAGTGACCCCAACTACATCATCAGCAAGTTCATGCTCCCCGAGGGCAGCACAGCAGGCACGGGAACGGTCGCCCCTGTTGCTCAGGCAGCCCCGCTGACGGCTCCCGTGATTCCTCCAGCCCCCTCGACAGACTTGTCGGGGGCGATTGGAGCGGCGGATATCGCCTCGACGCCGATTGCTCAGCAGTCCCAATCGTTTCTGGATTTGCTCTTAGGGCGGGCGAACGAGAGCCTGAATGTCAAGCCGAGTGACCCTATTATTCAGGCCCAATCGGACGCCTACAACGCCACAGGCGAGCGGCAGTTGCGGAACTACCTCTCTCAGCAGGCCGAGCAGGGGGGGCCGAATCAGAACCTCGATGCAACCACACTCGCCGCCAATGAGAATCTCGCGCAGGGTGAGGCGGGGTTCGTGGGGCAGGCCATGCAGAACGAGTTGACCGCTCGGCGAAGTGAGGTGGCACAAGCTCTTTCGCTCTATGGCTCGACGCTCAATGCCGACCAACAGGCGCAGTTGCAGGAAGAACTGGCGAAGCTCGATGCGGCTATTTCCCAGGCGCAACTGGGTCAGAGTGCTTATCAGTTCGGTGTGAATGCAAACCAGAATGCCTATCAGTTTGGGGTGAACACCCAGCAGAACGCCTATCAGTTCGACGTGAACCAGCAAGACAAATTGGCGGGGTTCTAAGATGGCTACCACCGCAGACCTTCAGGCGCTCGTCAACGCGGACCCGGCGCTCCAGCAGTACTACAAGGCACTCCAGCAGATTGGAGTGGGGGGCGTGTATGGCCCCGGCCGTATCCCGCAGGCAGTGCAGGAGAAACTCCAAGCCCTCTCCGCTCAACTGCCCCCACAATCGAAGGCGATTCTCGCCCAGGTCAGCAACGCCAACATGGCCATCAACCCCAAAACCGGACAGGTGGGGGATGTGGGGTTCGACCCGATTGCCAAATGGGTGATGGGGTTGACATTGGCGGCGGCGGGAGGCTTGGCCGCAGCGGGGACACTGGCCGGGAGTGCTGCGGCAACGCTCCCCTCCACCACTGTGGGCACAGGAGCGGCGACTCTCCCTGATGTCGTGCCGAGCGGACTCCTCACTGGGGCGACAGCGGGGGGCACCGCCGCAGCGGGGGGTTCCGCAGCCGGGGGGGCGACGGCGGGGAGCATCCTGGCGGGTGCTGACCCGGCGACAGCCATTCCCGGTGGGGTGGCGGCGGCTGATGCCTCCAGTGCTCCTGTGATCAGTGGAGCCGCAGCGGGGGCCACTGCGCCGACTACGTTCTCCCAGATCGCCAACCTCCTCAAAGCGGGGGGCAGCCTTGTCGGGGGGGCGGCCACCGCAGCGGGGCAGAATCAGATCAATCAGGGGGCGCAACAAACACAGACCGCCACTGCGGTGGAGAATGCCTACCTGAACGATGCGACGGTCGAGCAGAGCCAGCGGAATGCCGACCTCAAGAACACCTATCGCGAGGGCGTGGTGTCGAGTGGGACCAAGAGCCCCTACGACCCCGTAGCCCCTGCGTATGGGGCCGACTATCTGGCCGCAGTTAAGAATCTCTCCACACAGGGAGCGGCAGATCTCGCCCAAGCTCCCATCTATGGCATTCGGAACATCCCGAATCCCCAACAGTTGTTCCCCAACCCGGCGACGGCCTATCAGCCCTCAACGGGGCAGACAGTGGCCAATTGGCTCGCCCCGGCCCTCTCCATAGCGGGGAACATCCCGCCCTCGGTCTACTCATCCATCTGGAACGCGCTCACCTAAGGAGTCCGTATGGCGTACGACTACGTGAATCCGGGCGATGCAGCGGTCCAGAGCTTCCAGGGCGCTCTCGACAAGCAGGCCCAGGCTGCTCGACAGAAGATGATCGACGAGATTACCCAGCGGCGGGAGGCGAGGCTGGCGCAATCTGACCAACTGGATAACCAGATTCGGCAGGCCACGCTTCAGGAGAAAGCCCAACAGGACAAAGAGCGGGAAGCCTCCAACTACATCCGAGACTACCTGAAAACCGCCACGATGGGGGACATCCCCAACTCCACCTCTATCGCCCGGGCCAAGGAGTTGGGCGTCGATGACATCCTCTTTCGTGACGACCCCGGTAAGACGCTGGGGTCTGCCCAGATCAGTGGGGGGGCCACGCTCCCCGGAAGTGGCGTGCCTTCATCGACGGCCCCAGCGGTGCGACTCGCCCCGCCTCAGGTGGACCCCGCATTGCCCCATAGCATCACAAATCGAGGGACCGATAAAGAGCAGGCAGATGCTGCCCAGAAAGCTCGCCTTGCTCCCTATGTGAAGATCATCTCGACGGCTGACCCATCCAGTCCTGAGTATCGACAGGCTGTGCTCGGCTATGCTCAGGAGACGGGGCAGAACTTGACCGGAGTGCTATTGAATGGGCCGAAAAAGCCCACGCCCCCCGAGTTGGGCAGCATCGGGGACTACCTGACTCGTGTGTCTGGGGGGCACCCTGAGAACCTCACCCCCGCTCAGATTGAGGCAGCATGGCGGAAGCGAGCCGAAGATACTCGGACTCCTTCTGCCCCCACAGGGGGGGACACGGGCTCTCACGTTGACGACCTAGCGTCGAGTGGAGGACTCACGAAAGAGGGCCTCGTGATGGAGGCCATCCGCACACGGGAATCGGGAGTGCAGCCCCCCGTGGGGCGCACCAAAGAGGGAAAAGTCCTCTACACTGCCATTGTCAATATGGCCGCAAAACTCCAACGGGGTCCAAGTGGCACATGGCTCCTTGATGGTGTTCCGGTCGCCAGCCCAAGCCTCGCGGGGGCGGCGGCTGATTTCGGCGCAGACAAGCACTCACAGCAGGCCGTGCAAGCCAACCTCGATGCCGCATCCGCTTTTGCTCGAACGGCGGACGATAATGCCAAGTTGCTGAATCAGATCATCAAGACAGTGCCTGAAACGGGCATTCCATTCCTTAATCGCCCGATTCGTAGCTCGGCTCAGGCATTCGGGGATACCACAATGTCGGGGCTGCAAGCGATCCGGCAGTCTGTGCAGAACGAATATGCCCGCTTGATTGCCCAGCCCAACCTGACAGGGGTGCTCTCCGATACGGCTCGCAAAGAAGCTGAACTCATCCTGAGCCCCGATGCCACCGTGGATCAGATCAAAGAGGCCCTCCGGGTGCTCACCCTCGAATCTCGCAATCGCGTGCAGGACTACCAGAAACAGGTAGATGAGATCCGGGGCCGCATCAAGGGGGATCGTGTGCCCGCTGGGGGATCTACGGCCCCCAAACCTGACTCCAAAGCCATCATGGACTCCATTCTCAAGGGCCTCGTGGGGGGTCAGTAATGCCGGATAAAGTCACACTCAACAAAGAGCAACTCCAAAAGCTCGTGGAATCGGGGGTGGAACAGGGCCTCTCGGGCGATGACATCCGCGCCTACGTAGCGGAGCACGTCAACGTGCAGCCCACCTTTTGGGAGAACCATCCCAAGATCAAGCAAGTGGCGGAAGGTGCCCTCGGTACCCTCCCCTTTGTAGGGGGACTGGCGGGGGCCAGTATCGCCAGCGTGCCCGGCGCAGTCACCGGCCCAGGGGATTTGGCGTTCATGGCGACAGGGGCGGGACTGGGCACAGGGGCCGGTCGGGGGGCGCGGGACTTGCTGGCTGAGGGGATGGGCCTCGAACACACCACCACACCCACATCGAAAGCGGCTCGGATTGGCCTCGATACAGCCATTGGGGGTCTGTCGGCGGCTGCGGCTCCTGGCATCGAGGCGGCTATACGCCATCCTCTCGACACCGCCGCCGATGTTCTCGAAAGCATTGTCAGGCCCAAAGACACAGCGCTCGATGTCGCCAAGCTGTTGCGGGGGGGCTACGCCCAGGCCAAGCCGAGCATGACACGGGTGAATATGCCTATGCCTGCTGAACCTGCCCCGCCACTCCCGCGGGCAGCAGTCACGGGAACAGGCTCACAGTCTGCCCCGATGCCCGATATTCTGGCGAGTACGCAAGCGACTCCTTCAAATGCGATGCGGATTGCTGCGCCCCCAACGCCTCCACCGGCACCCCCCTCTCCACTCGCACCCACGGGAACAGGGTTCCGAGGGGGGCCGGTATCCGAGCCAATGGCGACTGCTCAGACAACCCCCACGTCGGCGCTTCGTCTACCTGCGCCGCCGCCACCTCCTCCACCGGCACCCCCGCCCCTGTCGCCCTTTCGACCTACAGGAACGGGCGCGCAGATACCCGATCTCCCCCCCGCAAATATGGGTCCGAGTCAGACCTTACAGATGCCGCCGAGTCCGCCTCCCGCTCCCCCGACATCGACAGGGACAGGATTCAGAGTGGGTCCGACTGTGCCCGAACCAATGGGAACCGCTCAGACAACCCCCACAGCCGTCATACGACTCCCGGCACCCCAGCCCCTAGCTCCAGCACCGCCATCACCCTACAAAGCGACGGGAACAGGGTTCTCTGCCCCGGCACCGCCACCTGTGGTGCCCCCGAGCGGCGTGCTGCCCCAGAATCTTGAGGCGGCGACACCCACGAGCCGGGATCTGCTGATGGATACGATGGCGAAAGGGGTCACGCCACGTCCCGCCCAGGTGGGGGTCGAGCAAATCCCACCGTCGCTCTCGAAGCGCACGCCCCGCATCCCTACGCCCGTGACCGTGGCAGAAAAAGGCCTCACGACGGCGCTGACCGAGAACGACATTAGGGCCCTTGTGGATGCGGGCTTGCCCCCCGAATTGGCGAAGATGCCCATCACCAAACTGCCCCCAGAGGCGGTTGACATCATTAAGAAGGCCCGAGCCGTTCGAGCGGGGTCGTACAAGATGCAAGCCGAATTGGACGCGATTGCCAAACGTCAGGGGGGAGAGTAGGGGATGGATGCTCAGTTGTTGGCAACGCTGTTCAGTGGGGGTACGCTCATCTCAATTATTGTGGGCCTGATCCGCCTCGGGGGCATGCAGGAGATGCTCAAAACCCACGCGGCAGCCCTCGCAGCCCACGCGGCTCGCATGGACCGCTTCGACGGACAGGTCATGCAAGTGGTGGGCGACCTCCAACGGGTGGTGGGGCGGCTAGAGATTCGGGATGGACGCCAACGGGTGGGCGACTAGACTGTAATCATTACACTGGGGGACACCGCCGAGTAGCCCCAAATGCCCGACTGTAATCCAGAATTAGCCCGACAATAGATATTGACAGTCGAGCGTATTCTGGTAGGATAGCTCCACTGTAGATGGCGACTCGACGCGACACCCCCCAGAGCTTACGGCTCCCCGAGCAGTTCACGAGCTTCCGCCCCGTGCAAGAGGAAGCCCTGGACTACATCAGCCGCAGTCCCAAGCGCATCAAGGCCCTCTGTCTCCCCACCGGAGCGGGGAAATCCCTCGTGGGTATTGGGGACGCCCTTCGCTCGAAACAGGCTACGTGCTACGTCACGGATAGCCGAGCCCTCCAAGACCAAATCCTCCACCAATTCGAGAGCGTGGGCATTGTCGATTTGCGAGGGCGGGGCAACTACCCCTGTGGCCTGAAAGACGACTATTCGTGTGAAGACGGCTTCAGCACCCGCTGTCCCTACAAAGGCACGATGCAGTGCCCCGCCTCCGAGGCTGAAATGCGGGCCTCTACCTCGTATCTCGTCGTCACGAATTACGACAAGTGGATTCACAGCCGCCGCTTTGGTCAAGGCCTCAAGCACATCCAACGGGTGATCTTCGATGAAGCGCATTGTTTTGTCCCTGGGACATCCATACAGGGCGTACCTATAGAGGCCATTCGTGTTGGGGATATCCTCTCTACGGGGGTTGTCACAAAGCTATACAAAAGCCCAGCCCCCACTCGCCTACTCCACATTGTTTTTAAGAATGGGCGGGCATTTACTTGTACCCCTAAACATCTCATCTACACATCTAAAGGATGGACTCGTGCCGAGGATCTCACGCCCTCCAGTTTATGCGCTGGGTACAGCCATCCCGGCGATTACCAAGTGTCCAACCTGTGGGAGTCTCGTGCTGATTCTCACCAGGGGGGACCGATACAGCTTCCGGAAGAATGGTCGGAAATTCTGCAATCAATCCTGTGCAGCAAAAGCGGCAACCCCAGTCCCTATGACACAGGAAATGCGGGAAATGCACCGGAAAAGGATGATGACACGCAATCCCATGAGGAGCCGCAAAGTTCGACAGAAGGTAAGCCTCGCAATGAGCGGCCGGGCACCTTCCATTCGAGGGGGGAACGGCACAGGTCCGTCAATCCATCAACTGACTCTGGCAATGGCACTTGGGTGGTCGATGGAACATGCGATCGGGATTTCCCCCAGTCGGCCGGGATACCCCAGAAATTACAAGGTGGACATCGCGAACCCCTCTCTTCGGGTAGCCATCGAAGTGGATGGGAGGAGTCACCGCAGCCTCGTCTGGAAGAAGAGGGATATCAAGAAAGTCCGCATGCTTACCTCATTGGGGTGGACCGTATTGAGGTTTACGAACAGTCAAATCCAGTCGAATTTGGCCGAGTGTGTCGAGACGGTTATGTCTACAATCTCGAAGTTGCAGGCAGCCACATCTATCTAGCCGAGGGCATCATCGTCCACAACTGTGGGGTTGATGCATTAGCCAGAGCCATGCAGGTTACGCTCGGGGCGAGAGAGATTGAAGACCTCCTCCACATCAGCTTCCCAGACCATCATGCCGCCCACTTCTTCGAGACGTGGAAGACGTGGGCACAGCCTACGCGAGTGACCGCCGAAGACTTGATGAAGAAGGCCCAGACCCGTATCAATCAGGGCGGGCACATCCCCGTCGCGTGGGTCAAGCGGTATCACCATCTCCGCAATCTCTGTCGTCGCCTCGCCATCCTCTCCACCGCGAACGTCACCAATTGGGTGGTGGATGAGCACCCCAAGGGCTACGTGTTCGACCCCATTCAGCCGGGACGCTATGTCGAGGGGGCACTGCTGCTCCGGGTGCCCGATGTCCTAATGATGTCGGCCACGCTACGGCCCAAGACCCTCCATATGATGGGGATTGGTAACGCCCTCTTCGACTTCAAAGAGTTCCCCAGCGACTTCGACCCCAAGCGGTGCCCTATCTACTACGTACCCACGATGCGGGTGGATGCAAAAGCGACAGATTTGTCGATGCTGTGGATTCGGCTCGACCAGATGGCAGCGGCACGACAGGACCGCAACGGCCTCGTGCATACCATCAGTTTCAATCGTCGTGATGAGATCCTCAGTCGGAGCCGTTTCGCCTCGAAGATGCTGGTGAATGAGCGAGGCGAACCTGCCACGGCAATGGTCGAGCAGTTCAAGCGCAACTACCCCGGTGCCATTCTGGTAAGTCCTTCCATCGGGCAGGGATTCGATTTTAGTGGGAAGGCCGCTGAATATCAGTTCATTTGTAAGGTGCCCTTCCCGCCCCCCAGTAAAGTGCTCAAGGCGAGAACGGAGGTGGACAAAGAGTACCCCTACTATCTGGCGATGACCAAGTTCGTCCAGATGTGCGGGCGGATTATGCGGGATAAAGATGATCAAGGGGAGTCGGTGATTGCCGACGACCACTTCGAGTGGTTCATGCCTCGGTATCGTCATCTCGCCCCCGGCTGGTTCAATGCGTTCGTCAAGCGTGTCAATGTGTTGCCTCAACCCCCAGCCAGACTTAAGTAAGGAGCCTTATGTTTGATAGCGACTATCCCCAGGCCGACAGCGGCGCGAGTACCCTTAACAAGTCGGCCATCATGCCCACCCTGCGACAGCGCATGTCTCAGGCAGTCGCCGAAGCCGAGAAGCGGCTCGCCGATGTCAAGCGTGCCCAGGCACTCTTCGACAAGAGCCCTGATCTTGAGGAACTCCTCAACCTTATGCAGCGGACCCATTTCTAGGCCCCCCAACGGCTAGAAGTGTAATCATTACAGTTGGGATTGGAGAGACACATGGCATTTCGGAAACCCGCTCCCCCCGTCGTGGAAGGCCCCAATTTCGGGGATCTCTCGTTCTACTCAGGCGGTCTGGGTGTGCCCGAGGGGGACTACGCCATCGAGTTCGGCACGCAACTGTTTCAGCCCACCAAGCGGGATGGCACCAACGCCGGAGACTCGTTTCTGGCGGTGATGCTCACCCTCTACCCGCTCGCAGGCGGCGACCTCATCGGGCACGCCATCAGCATGGGACAGAAGGCCAAGAACGCCTTCATGCCGAGCGCCGATGGCAAGGGCCTCGCCCCGATTCCGGGCGGGACGGGCAGCCTCAGCGACATGGCGAATTGGAGCATCTTCCTCAAGTCGCTGTATGACTGCGGACTGCCGCAGGGGGTGTTCACCAACTCGCTTGCGCCGCTCGACGGCATTCACGCGCATATCCAGAACATCCCCGAGCCCGAGGGTCGGCGGGAGATGCGTGCGCGCAATCGCACGGGTGAGGCGGCTACGGAAGTGACGCAGGACCGCGCCCGCACGATTTTGGTCGTCACCGAGATCAAGGAGGATGGCAAGCCGTGGGAAGGCACGGGCGGCATCCCCACCGGAGACGCCCCGACCAAGGCAGCCCCGAAAGCCGCTGCAAAAGCGGCTCCCAAAGCGGTGGCAAAGGAGGCCCCAGCATCCGAATCCACGGGGGATGAGGATGTCGAGGCGGTGGCGTTGCAGGGCATCTCGACGGTGCTCGAATCCAACCCGAACGGCCTGCCCAAGCTCAAGCTCCGCACAGGCACGTTCGCGGCAGTCAAGGCGGCGACCAACGACGATATGGCGCAGGCTGTCACCGAGACATACTTCAGCGATGACGCATCGTTGAACGCGGTGCTCGGACAGTTGGGCTACGCAGTCAAGGCCGGTCAGATCGTCGTCGCGTAAGACCCGAGAGGAGGCGTGAGACGATGAAAATCCAGACGATTGAGCCCATGATTCCCGCCCCAGGCGGACCCCCTCGATCTGAAGGGATTCATCTCTCACGCCTCATTCGGAGTATGGCCGTTGAGTATGGCCTTCTCGACAAAGCGTGGGTGACAGATTTGTCACTCGTAGAAGTCCCCGGCACAGGGGATGCCTTTTGGTCCGCCCTTGATGAACCCTCGAAGCTCCGTATGTCTTTGGGGCTGGCCTGGGAAGCTCACTACCTCCCACTCCTTCCCGGTGTCATTCACCAGCCGGGGGAGATGCAGTGCGAGGGGGTATACATGACGCAAGACGGAGAAAGTCTCGATGTTGTCGTCAGCGAGAACCACAAGCGATTCGTCGTCGCCATCCATGAGGTCAAAGTCACCTACAAGAGCACCCGAACAGTTGATCCCATCGAGAAGAACTGGCTCTGGATGATGCAACTGAAGGGCTACTGCCGAGCCAAGCTGACGACGCGAGCCTACATGCATGTGCTCTTCGTATGTGGGGACTACAGCCATCCGATCCGGCCACTGAAGCGGATTTGGCAACTGGATTTCACCCAACAAGAGATCGATGAGGCGTGGGAGTTAATGATGTCCTACCGCCGTCACCGTGAGTCCCACGAGGCCGAGAATCAGATGAAGGATACGATCTAATGCCCCTCCCTCCCTCGTTCGCGAGTATGGGCTTCGTCACCCCCGATGTGGCGCGCAAGACAGCGGGCAAGCGTCGGCTGATGATTGTCACCGAGGGCAAGCCCAACACCGGCAAGACCGAGTTCCTCCTGACCGCCCCAGGGCCGGGCCTCATCATCGCCCTCGACCGGGGCTTCGATGCGATGTGTGACAATCCCCACCCACCTAAGACGCGGCGGGCTGACTTCGGCCTGAACGTCATCAAAGTCCCCACACTCGGGGCAGGCGTCAACCCCGCGAAAGAGTGGGTGCCGTACTGGAACGACTTCTACGCCACCTACAAGAACGCACTCGCCAACCCAGACGCGAAGACCGTCTGTCTCGATGGCGATAACGTGTCGTGGGAACTGCAACGGCTCGCCGAGCATGGCACGCTCACGGGCATCTTCCCCCAGACCCGCTACACGGGGGTCTATGATGCCCGCCGCAAGATGTATTTCCGGGCATGGGACTCGGGCAAAATCATCATCTGCACGAACATGGTGCGCGACCAATACCGGGACGTGATAGACACCAATACCGGGTTGCCAGTGATGGAGAACGGGCAAGCCAAGCGGGAGAAGACCGGCGACTCTACGTCCATGGGGTTCCCCGATCAGGACTACCTGTTTCAGATTCGGATTCGACATCTGTTCGAGCCTGCGAGAGAGAACCCCATCCTGAAGAAGAAGATGCCCGCTCGGTGGGGCTTCAGAATCCTCGCGGCAAAGGCCAACCCCACGCTCGTCGGAAGTGAACTGTGGGGTACAGAAGCCACGTTCACAGGACTTGTCGAGGCGGTCTACCCCCACATCGACCCTAAAGAGTGGGGACTTTAGAGTGTAATGGTTACAGGAGAGAGGACTGTATGAAAGTGATTCTGACCGGGGCAGCCAAGCAGAAGCGGGGGTTCGCTCTCCTCAGCCCAGAACAGCGCAAGATCCTCGCAGCCCGAGGCGGCAAGACCTCACACAGCAACGGCACCGCGTATAAGTGGACCTCGGTGCAAGCCTCGGATGCGGCACGCAAGAGTGCCAAGGCACGACGTCGGCGGAAACGGCTACTGCGGAAACTCGCGAAACGGGAGATGGGATCATGATGGAAGGCAACGTGAAGAAGATCGTGTCCGACAAGGGCTTCGGGTTCATTCGGGCGAAGAACGGGAGTGAGTTCTTCTTCCACAAGAGCGCGGTGGACCGCCCTGACCACTTCGACGAGATCATGGAGGGCGACCCCGTGGTCTTCGAGGTGGGCGATGGCCCCAAAGGGCCACGGGCCGAGCATGTGCGGAGGGTGTGATGCCGGTTACACATTCGACTCTCGCTCGGATGGCGGGCAACATCGCGGCGGGACTCGCTCAGAAGGCGGATAGCCCTCTGGACGACCCCAACATCGAGCGCATTGCGAAGGTGTCGGTCTACCTCGCCGCCAAGATTGCAGAAGAGATTGAGGACCACGAGAACGCCGACGAACTCTTTGAGGGCATCGCGCCCCCCAAGATCAACACGGTTGATGGGGATTATCAGGAGTGATCCTCGTCGCGAATGAGGAGCCCATCGACCTCCGCCACCTCATCGAGCGGCGGGGCGTGACCTGTGACCGTTCGCTCTTGACGTATGCGGATGCGTGCTTTGAGGGCAACGGCCCCACAGGACACGTCACGATTGGGGTGGAGCGTAAGAAAATCCCCGACCTTCTGACGTGCATCAACGATGGGCGCTTCACCGGGCACCAACTCGTAGGCATGAAGAAAGCCTACAGATTTGTCTTCTTGATTGTCGAGGGCGAGTGGAAACCCCATGACGAAACCGGCGTGCTCATGCAACTCTACGAGTCCAAAAACGGCTACCAGTGGGGGGAGCTTCGGCCCCGCACAATGTATTCGAAGCTGCGGCGGTTCCTCTTTAGCGTCAGTTTGGGTGGCGTGGTGGTCCTTTACACTCGAAATATCGCCCACACCGCCTTCGACATCACTGAAATCTATCACTGGTTCCAAAAACCCTGGCGAGATCATCGAAGCCTCCTAGACTTGCACCTCGGCTCGTTCTGGCTCCAAGACGGGCGCACCGACCAACTGATGACGCTGCCGAGTCTCACCCGCAAGCCCAGCCTTGTGCGGCAATGGGCCTCGCAACTGCCAGGGGTGGGCGTGAAGAAGTCCGAGGATGCTGAGCGGGTGTTCAAGACGGCGCGAGAGATGGCGAACGCGGACGAACTCGATTGGATGCGGGTGCCGGGTGTCGGAGCCGCGACGGCTCAGGCCATTGTGAAGAAGGTGGGGGGGCAGTGAAGTCTTATCACGACTACTACACCTGGGACTCCCCCAATCACCCACGGCCGCTCTGCCATTGCTGCTTGGGCATTTGCGACTACATCTATGGCTACTGGTGGAAGTGCCGCGACTGCAAGCAGTGGTTTGAACGCTGGTAGACTGTAATGATTACACTCGATAGGTGCGCGTTGTGCCCCGGACAGCATCGCTGCATCGCCCCCGATGGCCCCATCGAGCGCGGGGGACTCCTCTTCATCGGGGAAGCGCCCGGAGCGGTCGAAGAGAAAAAGGACCGCGTATTCGTAGGCAAAACCGGGGAGGAAGTAGACCGCCACTACCTCCCACTCGCGGGACTCCGGCGCGAATCGGTGACATTCACCAACGCCATCTCCTGCCTGCCCACCTCATCGGGGGGCAAGCTGGACCCCAACCGGGCCAAGGACCTCGCACTGTTGGACTCCTGCGCGACATCACGTCTCTACCCGCTCATCGAGCAGATGCAGCCCCGGCTGCTCATGCCGATGGGGTCGTTCGCCTGCCGGGCGGTGTGCCCCGAGGTGGACCTAGAGATGCAGCATGGGATGCCAGTGGAGACAGCGTGGGGCATTCCGGCGATGCCTATGTACCACCCCGCGCTCGGAATGCACAGCCCCAAGCAGATGCTCTACATCCGCACGGATTGGCACCGGCTGAGGAAGTATCTCAACGGCACCCTCTACGTGCCCCAGGATGAGTATCCCGACCCCGACTATCGCGAGGTGACAGATGCGGCAGAAATTGAGTCTCTTGATCCTGAATTGGCTCTGGCAGCAGACACCGAATCCGGTCGTGAGGGGCCATTCTGCGTTACCTATACCCAACATGCCGGTGAGGGCAGACTCATCCGTGCCGAACGACACGATTTACTTTCTCTCCTCAACCGGCATTTACAGTCTCAGCGGGCTCCAATCCTCTTCCATAACTGGCTCCACGACTG